CAGCCATGAAGGGACCCAACGTTTGGTTCAAAAATATTGAACCTGTTGTGACTCAGAAGAATGCCTTTGATAAGGGTGTTTTGGAGCGATGTGCAAAATCATTCTCTACTGAGATCATTAAAGGTCTTGCTAAAGGCGATCTTGCCGAGATGGTTAAACTCGACGACAAGACTACACTGAATGGTTATCCAGGTGTGAAGTATATTGATAAAATCAATAGAAACACTAGTATGGGTTATCCTTACAGGAAGTCAAAGAAGAACTTTCTCGTGCCCTGTGATGGTGAGGACATTTGGTCCGATGCCATGGAGTATGTTGAGGGAGTTCAACGGGAAATTGATTTCATCCGTGACTGTTACAAGCGCGGTGAACGATATATGCCCGTGTTCATCATGAGTTTGAAGGATGAACCAACCCCCTTTCCTAAGATCCAAATTGAGAAAACTCGTGGATTTATGGGAGGACCAGCTGCGTGGCAACACGTAGTTCGCCAGCAATTGCTAACATTTGTTCGTATCTTTCAGAGTAACCCATATTTATTTGAGGGTGCTCCAGGTATGGATTGTGGCAGTTGTTCTTGGCAACATTTATACCAATATCTCACAAAATTTGGCGTTGATCGCCTTATTGCGGGAGATTATGGTAAGTATGACAAGCGAATGGACCCCATTTTTATCTTGGCAGCTTTTGATGTAATTATCAAGGTTCTCGAGGCAGCGGGGCGCAGTGAAGATGATCTGCAAGCCATTAGGTGTATTGCTCACGATGTGGCTTACCCTTTGACTGATGTTCAAGGAGATTTTATCGAATTTTTCGGCTCAAATCCCTCTGGACATGCTTTGACAGTTATCATTAATTGCATTGCCAATTCGTTGTACATGCGATATGTCTTCCTGACTCTCAACCCGAAAGGAACTGTTGAGGAGTTTAAGGAGTATGTCGCATTGATCACATACGGTGATGACAATACCATGGGTGTCTCTGAAAAGATTCCCTGGTTCAATCATACGAGTATTTCGGAGTGTCTAGCAAAATATGGTGTTGAATACACCATGGCAGATAAATCGTCAGAGTCTCGTGAATACACC